GGTGTAGAAGGATATCCGTCTTAATGTTATGCACAATGACATGAAAACGATGCATTCGGACATGGGTGCTATGAAGAACACAATCGAAAGCCTAACTGAGGAGATTCGGTGTGCTGTTCAAAGCTTAAAACAGATTGCACAAAACACCACTAGTATGAGTGAGCTTACACAATTGTACGACAAGTGGAAAGGTTTTACCTGGGTTATGAGGAACATTGGATTCTGGGGTGCACTAATCTTAGCCTTCGTTGCAGGTGTCACCCTAACCCTTATTAAGGTGGGCGGAGCCTAATGGCAAGAGGCGAAGAAGTTCAACAGATTAGAGAGGCTGCTGAAGCTGATCTGTTGTTCTTCATTAAGCTGGTTTCTCCCCTACGGGTACTTGGTGCTATCCACGAAGAGGTTATTCGTTGGTGGACTAGCGAGGATGCTAAGGAAAACCAACTCCTCCTGCTCCCTCGTGGACACCAGAAGAGCCAACTCCTTGCTTACCGGGTTGCATGGGAGATTACCAAGAACCCTGCTGTAACTATCCTGTACATCTCTGCAACTGCTACGCTGGCTGAGAAACAGCTTCTAGCAATCAAGAACATTATCGACAGTAATATCTATCGTCGGTATTGGCCTGAGATGATTCATCCTGATGAAGGCAAGAGAGAGAAGTGGTCTGTATCCGAGATTAGTGTAGACCACCCCCTACGTAAGCGAGAAGGTATTCGGGATAGTACAGTGATTGCTGCTGGCCTCACTATGAATACCACTGGCCTACATGCTGACGTAGTGTGTATGGATGACGTTGTAGTACCTGCTAACGCCTATACAGAGGATGGTAGAGGTAAGGTGGCATCTGCCTACTCACAACTAGCTTCTATTGAAAACCCCGGAGCTAGGGAATGGGTTGTAGGTACTCGGTATCATCCCAGAGATATTTACCAAACCCTTCTTGAGATGTCTGAACCAACCTTCGATGATGAAGGGGAAGTGGTAGAAGAGATTAACGTCTATGACGTAATGCAGCGAGAGGTGGAGTCTGAAGGACAATTCCTCTGGCCTAAGCAGATGCGTCCTGATGGTAAGAGCTTTGGATATGATGCTAAAGCATTAGCTCGTATTAAGGCTAAGTATGTAGATACCACCCAATACTTTGCTCAGTATTATAACAATCCTAACGATGCTGCCAATGCACCTATCTCACAGGATAAGTTCCAGTATTACGACAGGAAGCATCTACGTAACTCTGAAGGGGATTGGTACTTCCGTGAGCGTAAGTTGAATGTCTTTGCAGCCATCGACTTTGCATTCAGTAAGAGTAAGAAGGCTGACAGCAGTGCTATTGTGGTTGTAGGTGTTGATAGTGAAAACAACATCTATGTGCTAGACATTGATAGGTTCAAGACTGATCGTATCAAGGAATACTTTGAACACCTACTAGCCTTGCATAACAAGTGGGGATTCAGGAAGATGAGGGCTGAAGTAACTGTAGCCCAACAGGCTATTGTACGAGAGCTTAAGGAAGGGCATATTAAGCCCAGAGGGTTATACCTATCCGTAGATGAGCATCGTCCTATGAAGCAGGATGGTAATAAGGAAGAGCGTATTGCTGCTATCCTAGAACCTAAGTACGATAACCTGCAAGTGTGGCACTACAAGGGGGGGGACTGTCAAACTCTTGAAGAAGAGTTAGTGATGAGGAGACCACCACATGACGACATCAAGGATGCATTAGCCAATGCTATTGAGATTTCTACTCCACCAAGAAAACATAGAATGGAATCAGTAGATAGTAACATTCTATACCATAGTAGGTTTGGTGGGTGTAACTTCCGTGGATAAACGGGCCGGAAGAAAAGTACCACCACAGGAGAAGGCCTGTACCGAGTGTAATGCCCTTTATCTCGGTGGGAATAGGTCTAAATACTGTAGTATATCTTGTAGTAATAAGGCTTACTGGAAGCACAGTATGCTTGTGCCAATGAAGCGTCTAACCAAGCTCTGTGCTATGGCTAAGAACCGTGCTAAAGAGAAAGGGTTGGCTTTTAACCTCACCCCTGAACTGCTGTATCAAATGTGGGAAGATAATAATGGGTGTTGTGCGATTACTGGTACACAGTTTGACTTAGCTGCATACGGGGATAAGGGACAGGTCTCACCTAATGCTCCAAGCGTGGACCGAATCACGCCAACACTAGGATATGTAGCAGGCAATGTACGTTTAGTGACATACCACACAAACGTAGCACTGTCGGAGTTTGGTTTAGAAAAGCTTAAACAGTTGGCTAGGTTGATTGTTAGAGCTTAATATATATAATATACTATATACTACTATATATACTATATTCTTTGGTATGTTAGATATTCTTTTGGCTGTTTAGATAGGCGCAGTATAGCATATTTTTTAGCGTTTGTCAATAGGTTTTGAGTAATTATTTTTAAGGATAACAAATGGCAGGTAAAGTTGCAGAACTACAAGGCTACCTAACACCAGATGCACTGGCATCTCAGTTGACGCAGCTTTATGACAATTGGAAGATGCAGCGTAAGCCTATTGAAGCTGAATGGCTAGAGCTACGGAACTATCTGTTCGCTACAGATACCACCACCACCAGCAACAGTGCCCTACCGTGGAAGAACAAGACCACTGTACCCAAGCTTACCCAGATTCGGGACAACCTCCATGCTAACTACATGGATGCTCTATTTCCTAACGATAATTGGCTTCGTTGGGAAGGGTATGACCAGAGTGCAGTAACCCAAAAGAAACGTAGGGCTATTGAATCCTACATGAAGAATAAACTACGTCAAAGTGGTTTCCGTGAGATGGTTAGTCAAGCTCTGTATGACTACATTGATTACGGTAATGCTTTTGGTGAAGCTATCTTCGTAAATGATAAGAAGGTAGATCCAATTACAGGAGAAGAAATTACTGTTTACATTGGACCTAAAGCTCTTCGTGTTTCTCCCTACGATATTGTATTCAATCCTACAGCAGTGTCTTTCGCTGAGTCCCCTAAATTTACTCGTTATGTAAAAGGGGTAGGTGAACTTCTAAAAGATATCCGCACTCGTCCTGATCTTCAATACAATGAGTCTGTATTTCAGAAGATCGTAGATGTACGTCGATCAATCAGTGCTTTCCGTATGGAAGATGTAAATAAAGCTACTGGTTATATGATTGATGGCTTTGGTACTCTTCAGGAGTATTACCAATCAGGTCTTGTTGAGATTCTTGAGTTTGAGGGTGATGTTTATAATGATCTTACTGGTGAACTATCAGAAGGTCAAATTGTAACTATTGTAGATCGTACCCATATTCTTCGTCAGATTCCTAATCCATCTTGGATTGGTAAAGATACAAAAGTCCATTGTGGTTGGAGGGATCGCCCAGATAACCTATACGCTATGGGACCACTAGATAATCTAGTTGGTATGCAGTATCGTATTGACCATCTAGAGAACCTAAAAGCAGATGCTATGGATCTGTTGGTTCAACCTCCTCTAAAGATTGTAGGGGATGTAGATCCATTTACGTGGGGTCCATTTGAAACTATTCATGTACCAGAAGATGGTGATGTTGTTCCTCTGACAAACAACTTAGGAGCAGTTGCAGGAGTCAACAACGAGATTGCCTCCTTGCTCATGCTTATGGAGGAGATGGCAGGCGCTCCTAAAGAGGCTATGGGTATCCGTAGTCCCGGTGAGAAGACTGCCTTCGAAGTCCAACAACTACAGAATGCTGCTGGCCGTATCTTCCAGCACAAGACCCTGAAGTTTGAAGCCTTCGTTGAACGTCTACTGAACAGTATGCTTGAGGTCGCTCGTCGTAACATGGATCAAGCTGACCTGATCCGTGTGATTGACAACGATCTTGGTGTTGTACAGTTTATGTCCATCACCAAAGAGGATATCACTTCTTCTGGTAAGCTACGTCCTGTAGGTGCTCGTCATTATGCCAACCGTGCCCAACTAATGCAGAACTTGAACGGAGTATTCAGTTCACCTGTAGGCCAGATGATTAGTCCTCACGTATCTTCCAAGCGTCTTGCTCAGTTGATTGAAGACTTCATGGGCTTTGAACAATACGACTTCATCCAAGATAACGTGGCTGTATTTGAAGCTGCCGAGACTCAGAAGATTATGGGTGAGGTACAGAATCAGGCTGCTGTTGAGCAAGCTGTACCTGCTGAAGAAGGGATGTTAGGCCTATAATGTTACCTAAATCATTAAAAGAAGCAAAAAGTAGTAAAAAAAGCTTGACAAGTGACGAAACATGTGTTATAATTCGAACCTTCATCCAAGAACAGATTAACCTTGTTCGGCGTAAGCAGGAAAGTGAAGATAGTTTTGACTCTCCTGCTTGGTCTGAACGTCAAGCATACCAGTTAGGGATGCTTAAAGGTTTGGATAAAGTATTAAACTATATACCCTTGACCAAAGGTAATGAGAATGTCTGAAGAACAGTCTATCTTTGAAGCCGACCCCGCTTCAACGGTAGCCCCCGTAGTAGCCCCGAACCCAGTCGATGAGCTTCCACCAGAAGTTGCTGAGCTAGTAGGAGAGGGAAAGAAGTATCGTACCGCCGCTGATGCACTAAAGGCACTGCCCCATGCACAGAGTCACATTCAGAAGATCGAAGCTGACAACGCAGCACTGAAGGCACAACTGGAGTCAAGCAAAGCGATGGAAGAACTTCTAGCAGAGTTTAAGCAACAAGGAGTCCAACCTACTGGAGCCCAACAAGGCCAACCAGCAGCGAGTCAACCTGTTGATATTAACCAAGCAGTAGAGGCCGCACTTGCACGTAAGGAAGCACAGAACAAAGCACAGGCTAACGCCGATGCAGTTATTGGAGCTTTCACTGCAACGTTCGGAGCAGAGGGCGAAGCCCGATTTATTCAAACCGCACAAGAAAACGGAATGACTGTGGCAACCCTAAATGCTCTGGCTAAGACCTCTCCCGAGGCTGTACTAAAACTAGCAGGACTAAAGAAGGGCACAGCCCCTACAGTCCCACATTCGACGCCATCCGTCAATACTCAAGCTAACCTCAACATCAATAACGAGATTAGTGCTAAGGTTCCCCTAGTAGGTGCATCCACCAAGGATGTACTAAATGCTTGGAAGAACGCTGGCATCAAGGCTGAGCGTCTACGCAACTCTTAATAAAAGGAAACAGAGATGTCTCAAACCACTGGTACCACCACGGCTTTTATCGAAGCCCAGCAATATTCACAGTTCATTCTTGATAACCTACATGACGTTCTACTGCCTGAGGGTATGTGGCGTGATGTGTCAGACTTCGGTTCTGGCACCACCCTGAATATCAAGACCGTTGGTACTGTCGCTCTGCAAGATGCCGCAGAAGATGTGCCCCTAAACTTCAACCCAATTGACACTGGTACGATCACCCTTGCTATCACCGATTATGTTGGTGATGCATGGCGTGTTACTGACGACCTCCGTGAGGATGGTAGCCAGATCGACACCCTGATGTCAATGCGTGCTATGGAGTCCACCCGTGCCATTGGTGAGAACCATGAGACGAAGTTCCTTGCTGCTGCTAACGCAGGTCAAACTGCCACCAACGTTTCACTGGTAAACAGCAAGCCTCACCGTTGGGTTGCCGGTGGTGCCTCTGGTACTAGCCGTAACATGACCTTCGCTGACTTCGTTGCTATGAAGCTGTCCTTCGACAAGGCTGGTGCCCCTCAAGGTGGCCGTATCGCCATTGTTGACCCAATCGTTGAAGCCACTATTAACAATCTGGTGCTTAACACGACTTCCGTTAGCTACAACCCACAGTTCGAGGGTCTGATGACCACTGGCTTCGCTTCCAGCCATCGCTTCGTTCGTAACATCATGGGTTTTGATGTGTACACCAGCAACTTCCTCCCAGTGAAAACTGCTACTGAAGCTCTGGATGCAT